GGCGGACGCCAACGAATACCCTTCTCCCTGCTTATTGTCAACAAAGAAAAACGTTGACATTCGTATTATTTTATGATATAATGATATTGACAGAAATATGTGAATAAAACAAGTATAACAATGAGTTCAGTATGAACGAGTTACGCAGGTATAGGTAAGGTATAATGAGTGCAGTATGCAGAGTTAGCGAAGGATGAGCGTAATGGCAGTAACTAAGCAGCCTTTAATGAGCAATACAACCAGCTCACTTGATGAATTTGACAAAGCTGTAGAGCTTATATCTGAACGAATTAATGGAGATAAATCAAAGTATTGGTCTGATCGTATGGCTACTGTTGCAGCTGGTATAACTAAACCGTCGAGACAACAGATGGAAGCTCTCAAACTGATGTTTGACAAGAACGTTCCTGACGCTCCCAGGACGTTTGATATTAATAGCAAGGAATCTGTAGAAGTAACTATAAAAGCATTTTTAGAAAATAACAATAGTAACCAGGTTATAGCTTTACAGAAAGCTAGGGATATATCTCGTAGAGAAGACGAGATAACATTAGCGTTAGGGGATGAGTGATGTAATCATCACGAGTTAGCAAATTGGAAATTTGCGTAAGGACAATTATGAACTCTTTAGCGCCAGTCCAGATTAAATATTCATTCGACCCAGAGACGAAGCGTAAGATTAAGTCATCGTTCAAGTGGGCTTTATCACCCGCTATGGTTGTCGCTTTAGTGAATTTAGCAACCAGCGTTCCAGCCACCACGTGGTGGAGCGTCGCTATTGTATATGTAGTTCCTGTAGTGATCAACGCTATTAAAGAGTGGGCTAATGGGCAATAGATGAGAATTTAATGAGAAATAAAAAATCATATAAATCCGAACTAGAACGTAGCGAGTTATCTGCACAACGGCAGGCAGCTGTTGCAGCCATCAGGTGGTCTTGGTTTAATACAATAGGGTACTATCCACACAAGTACCAGCTCTGTTTTCATAATTCATGGACTCCTGAATTATTACAGTATATAACGGACAATAACATCTCTTTAGAAGATGCGCAAACAATGGTTAAACCGGCAAGGCATAGAACTTGTATAGCGGGACGACGCGGTGGTAAGAGTGAGGCTTCTGGTCACGAGGGTTCCGCTTATATGGTGGCAGGTAATTACAAAGTATTAATAGGGGCGCCTTCGTACGACTTAGGTTACCATGAATTTAAGATTATAAGGGACGATCTTTTACACGAAGATAGTCCTGTTAATATAATAGAATTAGGTGATAATAAAGAGGGCGGAAACTTAAAGATAGTAACGGATATAGGTTCTGAATGTATAGTGGCGTCTTTCGATAAACCTAAGAAATCTGCACACGGAGCGGAATTCGATCTTGTAATTCTATCCGAGACAGCACTTATGGATAATATCGGAGGAGAGAGTGGCGTTTGGAATAAGACTCTTGTAGGAGCGATGGCGACTCGTAAGGCTGAAACAATAGCACCTACGACACCACAGGGAAGAGATGACTGGTTATTCCCACGCTTTATAAGAGGTTGCAAGCCAGATTCAAGATGGAGAAAAGAGTATGGGTTATCAGAAAAGGATTACCCTTATGATCCTGACTATCTCTCTTTAACATGGCCTGCTTATGCGAACGTATTTGGATATACAGAAGATCCTATTAAGCAAAAGAACGAACTTCCCCCTCGAATCTTTCAGGAACAGATACTTGGTTGGTTCGTAAAATGGAGTGGAGCGATATGGGTCAATGACTTTTGTTTTAATCCAGATGTTCATATAATAGATTCATTCGATGTACCGTCCTGGTGGAATAGAATAGAGATTATTGACCCAGGTTACTCAGGTTTATTTGCATGGATAGCTGCTGTTATATCACCGAAAGGTGAAATTTTTGTGGTGGACGAATACTCTGCCAGTAGGACTCTTTATGAAAAACACATTGCAGATATTATTGCAAGACGTCGTATGTTCTATAAAAATGAGTACGATCCTAATCGTTTTATTGCCGTCTATATTGATCCTGAGGATCCTCGGACTCTTAATGAATTTAATTCCAAAGGACTTACTTGCATTTCAGCAGACAACGATGTACTTTCAGGATTTCAACAGGGAGCGTTTAGATTTTCGCAAGGAACACTTTCAGTCTTTAAAAGCAACAAACAACTTGCTGATTCTTTAAGGTATCACGAGTGGGCTAAACAAGTAGGTGAAGCTGCCAAAAGGAAAGAAGCGAATGATAAGTGGAAGCATTTTTCAGATACTATGCGTTATTTATGCAATGCTCCTATTTGGGCTAGTGAAGTACCTGTTGAAAAGAAAGAACGTGGCGAAGGTTGGATAGCTAGTGAGCTTCTTTATGGAATGAGAAAAGAAGTAGACTTGGGCGATATGAGTTTTAATGAGTGGGAGAGATTACATGGTTGAAATAGGTAAATGTAAAGATTGTAAGTGGTGGGATAGTAAAGAATGGGAGTGTCTTAATAAGTTAGTTCTATCTGAAGGTGAGTATGGGTACATAGATGTAGATAAACAATGCGAAGGATTTAAGGAAATTGAGACAACCGACAAGTAAAGAAAAATACCAGGGTTGGCGGGAAACATTCGAGTTCAGCACACAATCACGTCAGGATATAGAGAAACGTTGGAGACGTTACTATGCAATAGTTGACGATAACTTATGGGCTGGCGCAAGAAATACAGATGGATCTACGGCTATTGAAGTAAATGAATTAGGGTCTATTATAGAGACTATAATTCCTAATATAATATTACACCCAGGTAAGGTAGAAATAAGAGCTATCAACGAAGAGGATATTTATAAAGCAGTTATATACGAGTATATAGGTAAGTATTTATTAAGCCATTATAATATAAAAGATCAATTTATGAAAAACGTATATGATTCTTTAGTACTTGGCGACTCTTTAATTAAAGTTGGGTTCTGGACGTTACCTCTTGTGCAAGACGCCCAGTGGAAGGCAGGGCTGGCTAGTTCCACCACAGAGTCAGCCTTCGCTCTCCACACACCGCTCTTTGAGTTTTTCCCAGATTACCACGTTAATGACTGGTCTTTACAAAGGTTTTATATACATCAGGTTTATAAACATATTGACGAGTTTATAGATAATGATATGTATGATCAGAAGCAAGTTGATAAATTAAAGCCAGATACTACCGAGCGTGACATTTTTGATCCTTCCAACGAGATGTTAAATAACAAAAAAGAATATATTAAAGTCCAGGAGATACACAACCTTGTCAAAGCAGAGATGTATGTTATGGGCTATAACTATGGTTGTGATGATTTCCTTATGGAAGGACCTGAGACATATCCATTAGTTCCTTTTGAACATCTCTCCTTCTTCCCTCGACCTATGAATATATGGGGCACTTCAGTTAGTCAACGTATAGAGAAGCATTTAGTTGAGTTATCACGTTACCATAGTGGACTATCTTCTGTTATGCGTAAGATTGGTGTCTTCAAAACTATGTTTGACTCTACTAAAATTAAACCAGAGGTTATAAAGTTATTAAAGACAGCCAACGATGAGGCATTACCAATAGTAGGTCCTCCTAGCGGAGCTATAGAAACTGTTGATTTAGGTGTATCTGGTAGACAGTTTGTATTTGATCAAGCTATTAATATAAAAGAAACAACTATAAGAAGTATGTCTGGTGTTACTCAACAGGAAATGGGTGTTGCAGAGACAGGAGTAGATACTGCTTTTGAAGTTAATACATTGAAGTCTGCTTCTGATATTAAAAACCAGATGAGACTAAATACATTTGAGTCATTTGCTAAGCGGGTTATAGAGAAGTTAATTTATATAGTATCTGTTGAGTATACACCAGACCGTATATCACAAATGACTGGTATAGATTCAAATGTTATTGAGCAACTTATAGAGCCTTATAACCCAGGTAAATATATTTTAGAGTACGGAGATAGTGCAGCTAATAGCAACAAAGAGAGGATGAATAAGTTGCAATGGCTACTTCAATCACCACTGGCTTCTGCGATAGATCCAAGTTATGCAATGCAAATGGCAGCCGATGTTCTTGGTTTAGAGTTTACCGACGAAATGTTACTCCCTGGTGCGGCCATTATGGGTAAGGGTGGTATGGGCAATACGGGTTCAAACCAGGGAGTATCTACACCAGGAAATAGACAAGAGCAAAGTAGTGGCATTAATAATAGTCAGGCGACTAGAAGGAGTATGTAAGGTGCCTAATTATGCGTATATCTGTAGGGGGTGCGGTTATAAATTCGAGGAGATAAGAAATGTCGGTGACCACGTTAAAAGATGTACTAAATGCGATAATAATGATCTTGATCGTGATTATCAAACTGAGTTTTCTGGTGTCGCTGTGGATACTGACGATTGGTCGCCTGGGTATAATTATGGTATTAGCGAGCATTACGAGAATAAAACAGACCTACTTAAAAAGATACGTGCAAAAGGATTTGAGCCTTCACGCTATAACTCTTTAGGAAAAGTTAAACGTGAACTGTATGGTGACGAGCGTAGGATGGAAAAGAATAAATCTAAACCTACAAACTATGCAGTTGAAGTGGAGTAGATATGGGTGTAGATAAGATTCAAGCTAGCGCTATGTATAAGTTTTTAGTATGGGCATTGTCTATTATGGTTGTAGGATTATTTTCTTATTTAACAACCACCGCATTGGCTAACAGGGAGAGGATAATAAGAGTAGAGAGTTGTCAACAGCAATATGCTGAACAACAGAAGCAGATACTTGATACTCAAAAAGAAATTTTAATTAAAATTGATTCTTTAAACGATAAGTTTATAGAACAAACTTTACGAACCAACAGTAGGAGATAGTTAAAAGTTTCTACACCGATAGTCTGGATTAATTACCCAGGCGAAAAGACGAGCCTCAACGTTTTCGGTGTATCTTATTTATTGAGGACTTTGAGGAGAATGGAAATGAGAAAGACGGTAGAAGAAAGATTTTGGGAAAAGGTTATATATAACGAAGAAACTGGTTGTGATGAGTGGGGCGGCAAGTGTTATGGTAACGGATATGGCAGGTTTATATATGAAGGTAA